GGTACTCTGGCGGCTACGGGTGCTGTGTCAGGAACTACAGGTACGTTTACTGGTGCAGTTACAACGCCATTAAGCTACGTTCGAGTAAACACTGCGAATGGCTACGGCTCAACTAACACTAAGATTAGACGCTTCACAACCACAGTAAATAGCGCAGGGGTTGATATTACCTACGCAGACAGTGCGACACTAGGTGGGACATTCACGATTAATACGGCTGGTGTTTATAGTGTAAGTTATTCAGATCAGTTTACCGTTGCTACCGACAGTGGTATATCTATTGACTCTACGCAATTAACAACCGGTATAGGTGGTATTACTGTGGCTAACATTCTCTCGATTGGCACGTCTACTGGCTCAACCTACGGAGTGGTAGCTTCTGCAACATTTTATTCTGCGGCTGCTTCTGTTATACGCGCCCACACTGGCGGTAACGCAACTGGAACACAGGTAAATGTATGCAATTTCACAATAGCGAGGGTTCAATAATGATTGCCTTCAAAGATAAAGCCGATGGCTACTACCAGTTCGATTGGGACGGCGTAAGTGAGCTACCTGAGTGGACTAAAGACATGACTCAGACTGATATTGTAGAGCCAAAGGTAGTACCGCCAACCTACTCTGAACTCCGCGCTGCTGCCTATCCATCATTTGCAGACCAGTTCGACACCATCTTTCACGGTGGGCTTGATGCGTGGAAAGCTGAGATACAGGCTGTGAAAACTAAGCATCCAAAGGGAGAGTAGGTTGAATAGTTCTGTATATTGGATACACCGCCCTGAGCATACAGATATGTTCAGTCAAGGCTATATAGGTGTGTCTAACAATACAAAGCTCAGGTGGCATAACCATCATGTAAGAACTGGCAATGTACATCTACAACGCGCCATTAAGAAATACGGCTGGGATAGTCTTGTAAAAGAGGTTATTGTAATTGCGGATCAGTTATATTGTTTAGCAGTTGAGTTTAAGCTAAGGTCTGCTGATAAGATAGGCTGGAATATAGTAGCAGGTGGCGGGATGCCTCCTAGCTCACTGGGCAAAAAGTTTATCTGTTCAGAAGAAACTAAAGTTAAGTTAAGAATTGCCAATACAGGTAAAAAGCACACTCCAGAAATGCAAGTTAGGCTAAATCTTAATCTAACAGAAGGCGGCAAGGCTACAAGATTTGTTAAGGGGCAAGTACCTTATAATAAAGGAGTGCCAATATTGCCTCATGTTATGGCAGCAGTAATGAAGGCAAATGTTGGAAGAATTCAGCCTCAAGAAGAAATAGATAAAAGAGCTAAAAGCCTGCTGGGGCATATTGTTACACAAGAAACTAGGGATAAAATAAGCATTGGAAATACAGGGCGCAAAGCACCTATGGCTGGTAAGCATTTTCCAAAGGTTATATGCCCACACTGCAATACAGAGGGCGGACTTACTGGTATGAAGTCTTGGCATTTTGATAATTGTAGAAACAAAGGAGAATAATATGGCGAGTATTTCTGTCGCAGGAGATTTGAGCGGTTCCATCACTATCAGTGCGCCATCGGTCGCAGGATCAACTGTATTAACACTTCCAGTAATAGCCACAGACACACTAGCGGGAATAGCTGCTACTCAGACTCTAACCAACAAGACTCTGACAAGCCCTGTACTAACTACACCAGCACTTGGTACACCTGCAAGTGGAGTGCTGACTAACTGTACTGGAGTGCCAGCAGCAGCATTGCCAGCGGGTAGTGTGTTGCAGGTGGTGCAGGGGGTTTACTCAGCATCAGTTAGCAATTCAACCACAACATTTGCAGATACTGGAGTAACTGCAACGATTACACCTAGCAGTGCATCAAACAAAATACTGATTCTTATATCAATGACGGGGCTTGAGAAAAGTGGAGGAAACACATTGAACGCTATTAATCTGCAAGTGCTGAGAGGGGTAACTGTTGTCAGATATTACGCGGTAAATGTGGGTTATTCTGGGTCACTATTAAATACAGTTAGCACGAGTGCATTTAATTATCTAGACTCTCCTTCTTCAACGGCTGCTTTAGTATATAAAGTTCAGTTCAAAAATCAAAACGCATCAGCTTCTGTTACTTGCCAATCAAACGCGGCAATAGGAGACACTTCAACCATTACCCTAATGGAGATACAGGGATGAACAACTTTCTTAACGCTCTATACAAACTCTATCCTCAGACTGTTCGCACTGTTGGCGATGATGCCTTTGATGTTGATGGCAATCCAGTTATCTATGATGCAGCAGCAGTACAACTCGAATCTGAGAAGATGACTAATGCACAGACCGCTGTTGGCATCCTAAACAGCACAGACTGGACAACCATCGCTGACGTTGCTAGTCCTACAAACAATCCATATCTTGGCAACCAAAGTGAATTCATAGCCTACCGTAACGTCATCAGGTCTATTGCTGTATATCCACCTGCTGGTGAGATAGTCTGGGCTACACCGCCAACAGAAGTGTGGAAAGGAGAATAATATGTCGATGATTCTGGATGGCTCCGCTGGTTTAACAACTCCGGGCGTAGTAAATACTGCCGGTGAGACTATAGCAACAACACTGAGCGTCACTGGAGTAACAACGCTGACTGGTGGTTTAAACGCTGCTCTGCCAGTATTGAGTGGAGGCACTGGAGTAACTACTAAGACGGGTACTGGTGCTGTAGTTCTTGGTACTAGCCCTACTCTAACCACACCTACATTTGACTCTGCTTCACTTGTCACAATCTCTGGCACAGCACCACTCTATATGTGTCGTGCTTGGGTAAACTTCAATGGTACGGGTACTGTTGCTATTCGTGCTAGTGGGAATGTGAGTAGTATTACGGATAATGGTACGGGTGATTACACGGTCAACTTTACGACTGCGATGCCTGATGCGAATTATACTATTGCAGGGGTTGCATCGGGTGACTTGGCAGGTAGCTATGGATCGGTTACTGCTCCGTACATTACTGCTCCGTCAACCAGCGCGATAAGAGTAAATACTCGCATTACACTTTCACTTACCTCGGGTGACGATCTATATGCTTTTGTACAGATATTCAGATAAGGACATCAAAATGAAAAGAATAATATACCCAACACCTGATGGCGGCGTAGCAGTTCTAGTCCCATCACCAGAATACCTACAAGACCACACTATTGAAGAACTTGCTGCCAAAGATGTTCCAGAGGGCGCAGTCTACGAAATAGTAGACACAGACACAGTTCCATCAGACCGCACATTCAGAGGGGCATGGACATGGGCATAACAATAGACTTCACCAAAGCGCAAGGGATTACAAAAGAACGTCTACGCCAAGAACGCGCCCCACTGCTAACAGCCTTAGACGTACAGTATCAACGCGCTCAAGAGGATGGCAGAGATACCACCATTATCATCAGTGAGAAACAAAGACTGCGTGATGTTACTAAGTTAGCAGATACGGCTACAACGCTGGATGAACTCAAGGCGTTATCAGCATGACCATTAAAGCGAAAGCTAAAAAAGTGGTGAGCAAAGTGGACGAGGTTATTGTAAAGACCGATTCGGCAACAGACCGATTACTCGATCTGGTCAAGGGTTCAAAGCGCAGTATAATAATTATTATCTTAATTGTTGGTCTAATTATTTGGATGGTATAAATGGACGGTCAGATGATAATCAATCTGTTGGTGGGTAGCGGTCTGGGTGTACTAGGCTGGTTCGCTCGACAACTCTGGGATGCAGTTGAGAGATTACAGCATGACGTTAAGGGTATCGAGATTTGCCTACCATCGAACTATGTCCGAAAACAGGATATGTCCGATTTGAAGCATGATATAGAAGCAAGGTTTGACAAGATTGATATGACGCTAGAGAAACTCTTTGAAAAGCTCGACACCAAAGCAGATAAGTGAAACGAAAGCGTGACTCTAAGACTCTGTGGCTGAACGGCTTATTGGTCTTAATACTAGGATTAATTGAACTAGCAGCTACTACCTTTCCTGTACCGCCGATTGTCTACTCAACTATGATATTCATATCTGGTGCTGGCAACATGATTCTCAGGTTTTACACCTCAGAGGCCATTAAATGATTACGCTACAAGACTACTTTAGCGACAAGCCGCACCCTAATGAATACAATCTCAACGCTTTAACTTTACTATACAGGGCGAATAACTTACTAGCTGCGTATACGACTGACACTGGCAAGATGCCGGAGATCAATCCAATTACAGGTAGTCAAGTCTCAGGCAGTAAAGGTGGTGATGGCGGTTTTAGACTTCCTACAAGTACCACAGGCTCGTCACGGTCTGCACATAAGCTAGGAATGGCTATAGACCTGTACGATCACGGTGAGCATCTCGATAAATGGCTGGATGCAAAGCCTGACGCACTAATTAAGTATGATTTGTACAGAGAAGAGCCAGCATCAACTGTAAACTGGTGTCATCTTTCTACCCGTAAGCCATTGTCTGGTAAAAGAACCTTCAAACCATGATATGGGCTGGATTACAGGCACTATCTCTAAGTAGTAAAATTGCTATCTGTACAACGCTCTGTGCTGCATTGTTTTCTACTGGTCTATACGTTGGTCACAAATGGGGAGTATCGTCTTGCTATGAGGCTACAATCGAGGCGCAGAGGCATACCATTGAGACAGGCATCAAACAGGCTGTGGTTTCAGATCAAACGGTCACAGAATATGTGGACAGAGTACAGATTGTGCAAGGAAAGAGCAGAGAGATAATTAAAGAGGTAAAAGTTTATGTACAAGATACTTGCACTCTGTCTGGTGGTTTCAGGCTGCTCCACGACAGCGCCATCTACAATGAACTTCCCGACCCCGCCAGAATTGCTGATGCGGAAGCCATTGGCGTTGAAGCCGTTGCCCAAACTATTCTTGAAAACTACAAAGCCTGTAACGTCAATGCAGAAACTCTCTCCAGTCTACAAGGCTGGGTCAGAGAGCAGTCAGCCATTAGATGAGTAAGTTAACAATACAGGGCGGTTAGGTTAACAATATAGGACAATTAGGTTAACAATACAGGGCAATTAGTTATACCTGTTTTAGTATATAACTTGATATAACTACTGTTTGTACTGACCGCTAGAATCAAACTTCTTTTTACCAGCAGCACAGGCAGGGCAAATCCTTCTAGTTACTTTACCTAATTTATTGTAGATAGGCTTCCATGCGCTCAAGTCTTTATCTATGACATAGACGGGCTTCTGACACTGCATACAAAACTTTGTGGTCATGCAGGTGTAGACATATTAAACCTCACAAGTAGAAGTGGTGATTCCCACAGGTCTTATAGAACGGTCTACCCCACTTAGGGTTAACTGTTATAGCGTGGAAATGCGTTGCTAAAAATGTACCGTCTGAGTATAGCGCAGTTCTAGCAGACTCTTCTGCTTTTAACCATGCTGCCGATTCTTTGTTAGGTCTATGTTCTGGCTTCAATACACCGTTGTTTAGCTTCTCAGGAACCCAAGAAAACTGGTATGGAGCTAAAATAACTTTCTTAATATCTCCGTCTGTCATCCTGTTTAATACGACCTGCGCTACCTTTATTTGACAATGCTCAGGCTCTCCACGAGCCTCGAACCATACTGTCATCGTTAACCACATTAGCATTTCTGTCATTTTACCTCCGGCTTAGGCCAACCCTTTTTGCAAGCTATCATTGCATCAGCTATTCTGTAAGCAGAATTTGCAGTCAAAGTGCAGTCTGTACTGGTAATAACAGCCCTTCCTATCCCACTTACAATCCCGACCATTGCCATTGCTGCTAATTCATCTCTGTTATCACTGTTGTTTTTCATAATATTAGTCCTATGAGATAACCAATTATGACTAGAATCACCACTATTGGAGTAACGGCTATGCCGATCATCAGCCACTCGTGGTAGCTAAAACGCCTCATAAATTTATTTTTTATCATCTGTAACCCCTGTCACATAAAATCGCCGGTTATGGGTAAAGCCGTTTGTCTGAAGCATTCCACGTTGCACGAGTGCTGCTAGACTAGCCCCAAGACTACTGGGAGAGATTGTATCGCCACCCAAAGGCTTATTGAGCAAGTCGCTGCGCCTTGTGCCGGGCCATTTTTTAATGTATTTGATTATGTCCAGCATCGCCATAGTCATACGCTTGACTGGCTTGGCGCGGCTCTCTCGCTTGTAATCACGCATCTCGACCGTTCTCATTGTCCTTGCTATAGACTCGCGCTCCTTCCTGTCTCGATGATTCTTGCTGATGTTTAGGATGTCATCAGCTATGCCTACCAGCGATCCCTTGCCGGTAAGGTCGAAATACTGTCCACCTACTGGGTAATGTTGTTCCATTTTAATCTCCTAAAAAATATAGCTTGTTCGGATTAAGCATCAAAACTTTTGTCAGCACTAGGCTATTTCGCGCCGGACGCATTCATCTGGAGATGAATTTTTGAATCTTACTTATGGCATCCTCCTTGCCATGTCCAATAATAACAGTATGACCAATAACCTGTAGATACTCTATCCAGTCCTTTTGTGGCGGGCTTACTACACCACCCTTCTCTCGCTTCATTTCGATCCACAGGCTCCACGCAGGGACAAATAGATCAGGAACTCCAGCAGTTACACCCTCTACCTTTAACTTCATGGCGGTTACTTTAGACCTTAATCCACCATTGGGTATGGCAAATATCCTAACCGAAAAGCTGCGTCGAAACCACTGTACCAGCTCCCTCTGTTCTTCATGCTCTGTTCTCATTTTCCCAGCTCCTTTGTGTAACCCTAAAAAACTTTCCATCTAGCTTGTACTTTATATTTTTAGGGGCTTTTAATGTGTTCAAAAATATAGAGCTATTCCCCATATCATGCAATATATTAATATCTATGGGGCTTACGTTAGATTTTCGCATCATCATAAACAATTCCGACACAGCTTTAGTGCCGACAAATCCCTCATGGTTAATACAAAAGTATTCGCTCACAATCTTATCCGATAGCTTATGCCCGTAATATCTTACAAGTAGCATATGCTTCCCAGATTGCTGGCTGACATGAGGACTCCACTTCCATGACTCGACCTCCATATCAATCCCATCTAGGCCCATGATGTCGTCATTCCCGAGCTTTAGCTTTGGCTTGGCCTTTACTGGGAACGGAGTGCCGCAGGCGGGGCATATCATTACTGATATATGCACAATCTCTTGGCAGTTATCACAAACCTTTACCGGCGCTTCCCCATCACCATCTCCGCCCTTCTTTGGAGGCTCTACATTGGTAATCGGGCCATGCCTATGAATATTGCCTGCAAAATCCAGCACTAAACAATGATCTGTATGGCTCTTAGGACGCATTCCTCGCCCAGCCATCTGTATATAAAGGCCCACGCTCATGGTTGGGCGCAGAAGGACTATTAGGTCTAGGTCTGGGTGGTCAAATCCAGTTGTTAGTACATTTGCATTCGTAACGGCTTTTATTATCCCGCTACGAAACTCTGTCAAAATTCTAGTGCGCTCCAGTTTTGGCGTATCTCCAGTGACCGTCTCTGTCACGATCCCGCGCCGATTCAGTTCTGCGGCAACATTCTCTGAGTGCTTTATGCCAGAGCAAAAGAATAACCAAGACCTTCTATCGCCAGCTAATTTTATAACTTCATCAACAACACGCTGATTTTGATCTGCCGTATTAACCGCAGCCTGTAGCTCACTCTCAATAAACTCTCCCCCACGCTTATGGACTGAGGACGTATCGAGTTCTGCCTCTGTCTTTTTAGACCTTAATTTAGCCAAGAATTCTTTATGGACTAGCTCTGGGATGTCGATAGATTGGAGTAGCTCATCGAATATAGCGGGCTTGTCGGTGATGACCCCATGCCCCAGACGGTACGGGGTGGCGGTCAATCCTACGACCCTCAGATTGGGATTGATTGCAGTTAGGACATCTATCAGCGTCCGATACCCGCCCTCAGTGCTATGACCAACTAGATGGCACTCATCAATAATGATAAGGTCTATATGACCAATCTCACGCCCACGCTTTCTAACTGATTGGATACCAGCAAAAGTAATGGGATTTCCAAGCTGCCGCAATCCCATGCCTGATGAATATATCCCCATCGGAGCATCAGGCCAATGCTCACGCATTCTGGCGGCATTCTGCTCGATAAGCTCCTTGACGTGCGTCAGCATCAGGATTTTAGTGTCGGGCCAGCTCTGTATAGCAGCCTTACAGAAAGCGGCGATTATGTGGCTCTTCCCCGATCCAGTAGGCAGGACTAGGCATGGGTGCTTGAGCTTGCTAATCCTAAACCAGTTATCTAGGTCGTCCAGAACTCGCTGCTGGTAGTCCCGTAGAGTTACCTCAATCATCCTACAATCCTCGCATCGAACTCCATCCGTGTATCAATAATGGCTTGTGTTGGGTTGGCGCAGGCACTAGGATTTGCCACCATCTCCTTACTTGAGAAGCAGTTGCAATCAGCAACACCATTATTTACGGACTTGCCATCAATGATGTAGGTAGCATCATGCAGACTTTCGCTATCGACCCGCTGCCACGGAACAAGGTCTGGGTGCAATACATGAGCATTGCAGCCGGTGCGCTGATTCTGCACCTCCAGCTCAAGATTGTCGTATCTGGCGCACGTCCATTTAGAGTCTAGCGTAGCAGTAGAGTGGGCGCAGGTACGACAGTTGACCTCTTTGGTGAGCTTGGTATCGTGGCAGAATGAGTGAGCCGGGCAGAACTTGCACTGATACCAGTCGGGTGCAGCTCCGGCGCAAGGCTCCGGCATCCTATCCAGCATCGTAATTCTTTTTCCGCGACTCACAGCCTTCTCAGCCACAGCATTATCAAGACGCACTCGCTCTGTATAGATGCGATCATCGTCCTTACAAACTCCAACATACAAAGCCCGGTCAATCTTCTTACCCATCATATATGCCTGCATCTGGATATAGTGCATGGGCTTACTGGCCTTGACACCAGACTTCACCAAATCATCAAAGGACTTCTTAGAGTGCGTCTTGAACTCAGCTATATGCTTCTTTGCCGGTGCTTCCGGCACTCCATGTGTAATCACACCGTCCAGACTTCCTGATACATGGCAGCCAAAGTCTACGCGGCTCTGTGCGCCACCAGTAGACACTATATTGATACCAATAGACCGGAGGTCGCTCACTATTTGAGCCTCCTCATTCTGTCCTCTCCTGAAAAGGCGCAAAACTCTACCCTGAAACTTCTCAACTACCGCCCACCGGAATGACAGCCACAGCCACCTGTCGCATGGATGTCCAAGTGTTGACGCGCCCAAGTGAGGACGTGGAGGCTCTTGACGATCCTCGTGAGCCTTGTCAATCAAGGCAGATAATGAATTAATCGGTTCTGGAATTTTCATATAATTACCCCCCCCCTTTCGGGAGGGGACTCCTATTACTTAGCCGCCCAACTTGGGCCATTAGTTGATTTTGGTGCAGAAGTCTTTAATGCTGAAGGCATCGCACCACCTAAAGCCTTGTAAGATTTGATTTTATTCTTATCTCCGTACTCCTCGCTGCGCTCTATCCCTAGATCAATTTTCATACTTGCTCCTATTAATTGATCTGAGTCAGTTGCCGAGCTAATGCCTCCAGCAAGCATAATTGCTGCAAATTGCTCACGCCCTATCTTTTCAGCGGTTGGATTTGCATTACGAATATTGATATTCGTGAACACAATACGACCCTGATGCGTTGGGCCGGTGATATCAAAACGAACTGCAATGTATTGACCAGTGCCAGACTTCGTGGCCTTTACCTCAGACCCGGTTATTGTTGCATCGTACCAACCCACTGGAAGAGGATCAAAAGAGTTCGATGGTTGGGACATCTTGCTTAGATCAAATGTTTCACCTAATGAGGCCATTTTTATTACTCCTTAATTTGAATTGAAAAGCTGGGGCGACCCGGCTCGGTTGTCACTGCGCCCAAAAGTGGACGAGTGATTACTTCTGATGCTGACTTCCATGCAGTTACATTAATCTCAGGCTTCCATCTAAAAAGGCTTTGAAGGTGGTCGGTAAGGCCATTCTCTTCTGCCAATTCGACTAACTTCTCAGAATTTACCTTACGATTAAGACGACCTACGATCTTGAGCTTGTAGTTACCAACATCAAAGTTCTCTGTTCCGTCTAAAGACTCTGGAATCTCAAGGGCTTCTACAATCAAATCCTCAAAACGCCTACGCTTTTGCATAGCATCTGCTTCTGCTAACTTGCTAGACTCCCACAAACGGACTAGATACTCGATGTCGGCACTCATTTTGAGCCACCAATCTTAGAGATAATTGCACCAAGATCGGGCGCTTCCCACGCAGATAGTTTTGATGAGCGATCTTTTGCCAACCAAGAACCGTCAGAATCACACAGCAACGCCCTCTGACTAATTCCGTCCTCACCCTTCTCAACCCTAAGTGCCATTACAAGGTCAAAAAAGTAGGGAAGTGCTTGACCAGTTTTGTTACCCGGCATACTGGGTGAGTACAGAATCTTTCCGGTTTCATCTTGAGCCTTCTCACATTTTGCTGTGAAGTAGACGTGCTTATTGGTGATATCCCTAAACGCACGAATGATCTCGCTCATCTTGTCTTGCATTGCACCATATGCAGCACGCGGGTCTTTATTGTTTTTCTTTTCTGATGACAGGATCACTTCAGCTATCTCACTGATAGAGTCCAGTGCAACAGACTCAAATCCGTTTGCAGCATCAGATACAACCCATTTATAAGCCTCTTCCAAGTCGTTCACGTTGCGGATTTCAATGTAGGGCAGGTCTGCATCTTGCAATGACAGCAATCCTCCCTCTGCACTTAAAATAACAGGATGTGGCAAGGTCTTAATTAAAGTCGTCTTGCCTGCACCAGCTTGACCGTAAACCAACATCTTTACTCCGGCGGCAGATATACTGCCCGTACCTTTTAATTGAATTGACATTTTAATCTCCTAAGTTTGATCACATCATTTTGGAAAAATTCCGGTCGATGTGTATTTGCATAATATTCCAGAATGAATTATATTGCAAGCGTTACCGATAAATAAATTACGAGGATGCACACAATGTTAACCGCCGAAGATATTAAAGTCCGACTAACTAACTCAAATTTAAGACGTGTCGCCCAAGACGCTGGCATACACCCTAGCACTCTTTATAGATTTTCTAAGATGGAATCTAAGCCATCGTATGCGACCATCAAGCTACTTAGCGACTACTTTGAGAGTCGCTCATGGCTGATCTAACTAAAATTCTAGGTGATTGGTCGCCATCTAGTCCAAAACAAATTGACCCACCAGAGATACAGCTATTTAACGCCATCCGGTCGGCGGGGCTAGAACCTCCGGCAGATATCAGGTTAGATGGCAGGCTGCATCGTTTTGCGTCCGGCACAAAGGGCGGTAGTGGACACGGTGATAAGTCGGGCTGGTATGTGTGCTTTGGTGACGGCATCCCAGCAGGCAGGTTCGGCGACTGGCGGTCTGGGGTGGAGATGTCATTCCGGGCAGACATTGGAAGGACTCTATCTCCATTCGAGGAGATGTCTCACACCAATAGATTGGTAGAGGCTCGATCACTGCGGGATGCTGAGACAGAGAAGAAGCAAGAGGTCGCCGCCAACGTGGTCGATACGATCTGGTCGGGCTGCACTCATGCGACCACCGACCATCCGTACCTAAAGCGCAAGGGCATCGACGCTCATGGCGCTCGTGTTACGGGTGACGGTCGGCTCGTTCTGCCTCTGTATGATGAGAACTCTATCTTATGTTCATTACAGTATATAGATTCCGATGGAGACAAGAAGTATCACACCGGAGGGGCGACCGGCGGGAAGTTCTGGATGGTAGGCGCATTCGATGAGCCGGGAACTCTGTATATAGCAGAGGGATTTGCTACAGCGGCAACAATTCATGAGCAAACCGACCGACCATGCGTAGCAGCGTACTCCGCATCTAATCTGGTCAAAATTGCTGGAATCATGCGTAACCGTCACGGAACAAATCAGGACATTGTTATCGTTGCCGATAATGATGAATCCGGCGTGGGCCAGTCCCATGCAGACCAAGCGTCAGCACTCTATAAGACGCGCACAGTAACCCCTCCAGAGAGGGGGGATGCAAATGATTATGTGGCGGCTGGGCATGACCTGTCAATCCTGCTTGTACCGCCAAAGCTAGATTGGCTCGTGCAGGCAGACGAGTTCTGTTCCAAGCCAGAGCCTATTACTTGGCTGGTCAAGAAGTGGATTCAGTCAGAGGCGCTCATCATGGTGCATGGCCCGTCAGCGGGTGGCAAAACCTTCGTAGTCCTAGATTGGATTCTCAGGATGGCGGCAGATATTCCTGATTGGTGCGGTGAGCAGCACAAGATAAAGCCCGGTGGTAATGTTGTGTATCTGGCGGGCGAGGGTCATAAGGGCATAAAGTCCAGAGTAGCTGGCTGGAAGCATTACCATCATGTGCCGCGTCTCAGAATGCACATCTCCCGTGATGGCTGCGATCTGAATACAAAAGAAGGTCTACAACGTGTGGTCGATAACATCAACAGCCTTAATCAGAAGCCTACTATTATCGTTGTAGATACCCTGCACCGGTTCTTGCTCGGGGACGAGAACTCGAGCGTTGACACCAAAGGTATGCTGGATGCCTGCTCTATTCTGATGTCTAAATATAAATGTACGGTGCTGCTGGTGCATCACACTGGTGTCTCTGAAGAGACTCAGCACCGGGCGCGAGGATCGTCAGCATGGCGTGGGGCGCTCGATATTGAGATCAGTATTGTCCCTAGCAAGCATCGCGGCGGCCCAATCGAGATCGTCCAGCGCAAGAGTAAAGACTCTGAATTGACGGATTCGGTCTGGGTAGAGCTTGAAAGATTTGCCGTTCCGGGGTGGGAAAATGAGGATGGAGAACCTTCGATGGCGGCAGTTGTAAATCAAATTGATGCCCCACAAGAGGTCAAAAAGGACTCAAAATTATCGGTCAATATGAAGGTTTTTGAGAACGCATGGTGGAGTGCAAATGCGGAAGTTAGGGATGGCAAACCGTACCTAAGTAGGTCTGGTTTGGTCGAAAAATTGCAGGCTGATGGGGTGTCGGAAACGCTAATTTCGAGAAAATTGAGGCCGGGAAGCTCGGATCAGCTAATTGGGTCACTTAGGATGGGCGAAACCATCGTTGACCATGATAATGGCTGGCTGGTCAATGATTTGGTATGGTCTAACATACTGATGTTAAACAAGAACTCAAGATAGTGTACCGCTGTACCGTACTGTACCGGAGCGTACCGGTACGTTTTGGTACAAAGACGAGAATAGTGTACCGTACCGTACCCCCCTCTTTAGAGGGGGTACAGCGGTACGCTCGATGTGCGAAATTTCAGTACGATAAAAAACTTGACATATATTATGGAAGGTTTAATATATTATTTATCGAGGTCGCTGTGACCGAGAGATGACAAATCTGGAGATAAAAATGCAAAACTTTGAAACCTACGAAATACCAAACACATTTACTACCGACCTTTCACTAGATACCCAGATAGAGTTAGGTATATGTGACTGGATCGCCGAAACATTTGATGGTCGCGTAGGATTTGGACATACCAAGACAGAGGCAGTTACTAACCTTTTATCGAGCATACAAGCATGAGTAAATACGACGAGTTCTTCCCACGCCAAAATCGGAGACCTTTTGAGCCGACACCGTGGTTGATAATTTTAATTGTGGTGATGGCGATTGCCTTCACCTCGTACCTCTCACAATCATCTTGCTAGGAGCATAAAATGGACTTTATCGAAATTACAGCGTTTCAGGTTGGAGCTGCCCGGTTGGTCATCAGCTTTTCCAGAGCAGATAACGAAACTAAACGCAGCCTGCTGGACTCCTACACTGCAATCGTCAGGGAGTATGAGGACGCTAGAGAGAGCGATAAAAGCGACGAGAGAGACTTGTCGGAGCTGGATGAAGATCAGCTAGACGAAATGTGGGAAAAGGAAAATGCTTTAGAGCAAGAGCAGAATCAGGGCTTGGACGAGGTGCTTGACGATCCTAGACACGGACAGGCAGAACCGCTAAACAGAGGTGATTTCTAATGAATGAGGATGAGGTAAAGCAAATGATGCGTGATGCAATTGACCAAAATCCTGATGGTACGGTCTGGCACGTTAACACTAAACATCTAGTGGTGTTTGCACAGATGATTGCTGATAAGACCAGACAGGAATTATTAAGCGGCCCAGAAGAGTTTGATAGCTGGTGTAAAGAATCTGATGATGGCGCTGATGAGGAGAAGAACACATGAGTACGCGAGAAGAACTGGTGCAGGCGGTTGAGGATGCTATGGATGCTTATGACGCTGCTTTTGATGCTTCCGAGGCTGCCAAAATTGCGTTGGATGCTTACGATGATGAGGAGAAGGCAGCCCTAGAAGCTTTGAAGGTTTACGACAAGGAGAAGAACACATGAACTACAAAGACATTAAAGATTTCAATGAACGCTGCGAAACGCACCCGGACCATCAAGATGGGATAGTTAGTAACCTGATGCTGGTGCAGAGATTGCATGAGGAAATAGAGGAGTTGAGGGCTTACATTGAGTGTGTAATGCCAGATCGAGCAGAATTAGAGAAGGCAGTTGAGGACGCTTGGCGCGATTACGATATCGCTGATGCTAAATTGATGAATTACTACAAGGAGAACACATGAACTCTAACTACGATACATCCCCCAGAACGCTCAGAGAGGGCGCAGAACGCAATAAGTCGCACGATGGCTACCTACCCTACCTAAACGCGCAAAGAGGGCTTGTAGGGGGCTACAGGTCATCTACGTGGCACGATGACGATAGGGCTTTCCTTTTGTGGGTCAAGGTTGCGGTAGTTATCGCCATCGTTGGACTGGTGGCTCTAATTGTGGCGGTTATAAATGGCTAAGGCGGTCTCTAGTATTCGACTATTAATCTCAGCCACTCAAGGGCTGATCACCCTGTCTCAAATCAAAAAAAGACTTGACTTAACCTCTGCTGAGATTAGCATGGCAGTCTCATACCTCTATCGGCAGGGGTCTGTAGATCGAATCAAGATAGATAACGAGGGTGCTGGGCCTCGACAAGTCTGGGCCTATCAGTACAAGAGCAGATCATGATAAGAATGGTTCGAACACATAACGGCTACGCAATGCACGAGATTGTGTGCGATGCCACAGGAGCGCCAGTAAGCAGCTTCCCGGCAATCATTCAAGGGATGACAAGGCTTGACGCTCTAAAGTATATGGAAGATGTCATAGAAGCAGCTAAGTTACCGGCGATACGACTCAATGAAATATACAAGTCTCATTAATCATCCTGTAAAATCAGGAGATTGCGATCTTTGTGGTCGCTATAGCAGTAAGCTGATTAACGGAGCTTGTTCTCCATGTCGATTAAAATTTAAGCAGAAGTGAGATAAATCATGGCATTAAAAAAACACAAAATATCTGGCGCAGGGCCGGGCAGACCCAAAGGGGTAGCAAATAAGTCTACAGCCAACGCTCGAGAGGCTATCGCTCGGTTCGTGGACGGTAATGCTCATCGAGTGCAGATATGGCTGGACGCTATCGCTGAGACAGAGGGGCCACTCAAGGCGTTTCAGTGCTATACCGACATGATCGAGTACCATGTACCAAAATTGAGCCGGACAGAACTAACAGGCAAGAATGATGGGCCAGTAGATATTAGGATCACATGGAAAGCACCGAAATAGAGATGGACTACCAGCCTCGGCTGGCTTTCATGCCGTTCCACAATCGCACCCAGCGATGGGCCTGTCTAGTAGCTCATCGACGTGCAGGGAAAACAGTCGCAGCAGCCAACGATTTGATACGAGCAGCGGCAGAATGCCAGAGTCCTTGGCCTCACTTTGCCTACGTAACGCCCTATCGATCACAGGGTAAATCTGTAGCTTGGCAATACTTAAAGCACTACGCTCGTCCTATTATGAAATCAGCTAACGAGGCTGAATTATTTATTACTTTGCTGAATGGAGCAAAGATAAGCATATTTGGCGCTGATAATGCAGATGCAATGCGCGGATTGGGGTTCGATGGCTGTTTCCTAGATGAGTACGGTGATTTTCGTTCAAGCGTCTGGGGATCGGTCATACGGCCCGCACTGTCCGACCGTCAAGGCTGGTGTGTATTTGCTGGCACGCCAAAGGGTAAAAACCAGTTCTGGGATATCTACAACACGGCTCAGAGAATACCTAGTGAGTGGTTTTGCATGGCACTCAAGGCATCTGACAGTAAGTTATTGCCCGAGGGTGAGCTGAATGCAGCCAAAGCTCAACTATCAGAAGATCAATATCTACAGGAGATGGAGTGCAGCTTCGAGGCAAGCATTTTAGGAGCTTACTACGGTACAGAGATGCGTGAGGCTACAGAGCAAGGTCGCGTCACGCGGGTGCATTACGACAATAACGTGCCTGTTCACACTGCTTGGGACTTGGGATATCGGGATGATACGGCTGTCTGGTTCTATCAGGTAATCAGAGATGAAGTGCATATCGTAGACTTTTATGCAATTTCTGGTGCAAATATTGACGAAATAGCTGAAAATATCCTAGCAAGGCCGTATAATTTTGGTAAGCACCACCTACCGCACGATGCTAGAGCCAAGACATTGGCTGCTGCTGGTAAGTCAGTAATCGAGCAACTGGCGGTGCATTTCGGCATAAATAGTTTGGCTATCGTGCCTGATCTAAGCGTACAGGACGGTATACAGGCTGTTCGTAAAGTCTTGCCGCAGTGCTGGTTTGACACAGAGCGATGCAGCGAAGGTATAGAGGCTTTACGGCAGTACCAAAGAGAGTACGATGAGGACAAGAAGGCGTTTCGGCAGACACCACGACACGATTGGTGTAGTCATCCGGCAGATGCCTTTAGAATGTTAGCAGTAGCTTGGCGGGCAGAGCCGCGCGTCAGACAGGCTGATGCAGCAAAGCCGCTAATGGTAGGAGAGCAAAACACAGCAACACTTAATGATGTGTGGGCGCAAGCAAATCAACCAAAGAGAGGCAGAATATGAGCATAAATTCACCATACGAGTACCAGTACGAAACAGTAGCAGTCAGCCAAACAGCACAGGTGTTGGGCGGCACAGGAGCTATTGGTGACTACGTTCACAGACTAATCATCAACACCATAACAGTGGCAACTGCTGGAGTCACACTAATAGATGGATCAACATCTATCGTTATCCAGACTGCTGCAAGTGCAGTAATCGGAGTGCAATCTATAGAAGTAAATGTTGGATCAGTAACAGGTGCATGGAAGATCACTACAGGCGCAGGTGCTACGGTAATTGGCGTAGGTATATTCTCAGCATAATGCCTAGTCCTAAAGAACTAGCCGCTGGGCTAACTCAATACGGCAATAGGTATGGAACAAACACGCCTAAGAGTTCGGGTTATTTCGGTGAGATACCATTGCAGAATGGATCAGTTGCAACTGAATACAGCGTTGGTCAGGATATTGACGGTAAGAATGTAGAGATGCCATCGATTGTGCCTACACTAACTAAAGAGGAGCTTGGTCATGTAATGAGATCGGCTGAAACTGGATCGCCTCTACCTAACTCGGTCTATGAAAAGTCTCTTGCTCATGCTAAAGATAGAATCTCTAAAGGCCAGTCTCCATTCTGGCAAATACCAGAATCGTACACTCCAATGCCTAAATAGGACAGAAAATGACCGAAACTCCAATCGAGAAGTATCTGAACGTAATCGGCGCGTACGACAACGAGTACAAGAAGTGGGAGGCTCGTGCTGCAAAGATCGTTAAACGCTACAGGGATGACAACCGCAGCCAGAACTCCAACGAGACTGCAAAGTTTAATATTCTCTGGTCAAACGTACAGACCTTGATACCAGCGGTCTATTCCAAATTACCTATGGCTGACGTATCGCGCCGCTTTGGAGACAATGACCAAGTAGGTCGTGTTGCCTCACAGATACTACAGAGAGCAATTGACTACGAGATTGAGCATTACCCAGACTTCAGAGCGACTATGAAGAACGCGGTACAGGATCGCTTTCTTGGTGGTCGCGGTGTTGCATGGGTGAGATATGAGCCGCACCTAATAGAGCGTGATATGCCAGAGGACGGGCTACAGGTCACTGAGGACACGGACGAAGAGGACGCAGCTAACGAGACAGGCCCAGAGACTAACCAGACGTATGAAGAGATCGAGTATGAGTGCGCTCCTACAGACTATGTGCATTGGAAAGATTTTGGTCACTCAGTAGCCCGTACATGGGAAGAGGTTACGATAGTATGGCGCTGGGCTTACATGACACGAGAGGCACTTGTAGAGCGTTTTGGCGATAAGTCTGCAAAGAAGATACCTCTGGACAGCGGCCCACAGACACTAACCTCCTACGGTCAATCTAGCAAAGAGCATACACGCGCTAAGATATGCGAGTTATGGGATAAAGAGACAGGAAAGGTCTACTGGTTTAGCAAGAACAGCAACTACATCATAGACGAGCGTGATGACCCTATCGAGGTAGAAGGCTTCTTCCCTTGTGGTAAGCCTTTGTACGCTACGTTAACCTCTGATTCTCTCGTGCCTGTACCTGACTTTGTGCTATATCAAGATCAGGCTACTGAACTGGACATTTTAAGCGACAGAATTGACGGTCTGGTTAAGGCCCTAAGAGTACGAGGAGTATATGACGCAAGCCAGCCAACGCTACAACGTCTACTGACAGAGGGAGACAATAATACTCTGATACCTGTGGATAAGTGGATGGCATTCAGTGAAAAGGGTGGCCTAAAAGGTAGTATCGACATCCTACCGCTAGATGTAATAGCTGCTACGCTCATTAACTGCTACCGGGCAAGAGAGGACATAAAGAGTCAAATCTACGAGATAACGGGCATATCTGACATCATTCGCGGTCAGACCAGTGCAAGCGAGACTGCAACTGCACAACAGATCAAGGGCCAGTATGCCGGGCTAAGATTAAGGGCAATGCAAGAAGAGGTGGCATTGTTTGCGTCTAGCCTGATTAAGCTAAAAGCACAGATCATGTGTACCAAGTTCCAGCCACAGACACTATTGCAGTACGCTTCTGCACAACAAATGTCTGAGGCAGACCAGCAATTGATACCACAGGCTATTGAGCTTCTTAAAGACTCTCCGCTATCCAACTTTAGAATAGATGTAGAGGCTGACAGTCTGGTGCAGTTGGATGAAGATCAGAACAAGCGCAACCGTGTAGAGTTCTTAACAGCGTTTGGCGGCTTCTTAGGTCAAGCCTTACCTGTAGGCCGCGAGTCACCTGAGATGATACCAATGCTGGTAGAGGTGATGAAGTTCGGTATCGGCGCGTTTAAGCAAGCAGAACCTATCGAGGGTACTCTTGATACAGCATTAGAACAGATGAAGGCAGCATCACAGCAGCCACAACAGCCGCAGCCTGACCCTGAGCAGATGAAGATGCAAGCGCAGCAGCAGTCTGACCAGATGAGAATGCAAGCAGATGCCCAAGCCGCACAGATGAAGGCACAGATCGACGTACAGGCTCAACAAGCACGAGTACAGGCAGATATGCAGATCGAGCAAATGAAGCTACAAGCAGACGCACAGCTAGAACAGATGCGCCAGCAGATGAAGATGCAAGAGCTACAAGCAGCAGATCAGTTTAATCGATACAAAGCAGAACTAGACTCATCTACTCGCATCATGGTCGCAGAGATAGGCGCAAAGGCACAAGTAGATAAGGTGCGTGAGGCAGAAGAGGCCGCAAATACTGAAGTATCTATCGTTCTGGGGCAAGCATGAGAAAGTCTTGGATATATATAGACGGAGAAGCTGTAGAGGTAGGTTCGGTGCAGTATGATGCTAAGGTCTACATCATGCCTGACATAGCTCCTTACAAGTCTATGGCTGATGGCACAATGATTACTGGCAGGGCTATGCACCGTGAGCATTTAAGGAAGCATAACTGCTTTGAGGTCGGTAACGAGACTATGACAAGTCGCGCACCTGTCGTAAAAGATACACGCAGAGAAGTATTAAGCGCACAATTAGCAAATATGTCGCACAGCCAAGCTAACAAGCTCATGGATCGGATGCGAGATAACCAACGATTTACTAACCCCCACAGGGAGAAATAAATGGACTTGCCAGAAGTAACACCAGATGCAGAAGTAATTGACAGGAAGGAATTATTAGCACAACAGTTTGAGGAATTAGAAGCAGAACCAAAGGCTGAACGAGTACGGAGTGCTGATGGAAAGTTTGCATCAACCGCCCCTGTAGAAGCTCCAGTAGAGGCTGTTGAACCGCCGTTGTGGAGCAGACCTCCTAAGTCGTGGATAAAGGAACACCACGAGGATTGGGCAGCAGCATCTCCACGATTACAAGAATACGCATGGCAGCGTGAAGAGCAGATGAGGGCTGGTGTTGAGCCGCTTATATCTAAAGCTCAGTACGCTGACGAAATGGAACGGGTAGTTCAGCCATATCTTAATACGATACACGGACTAGGGATTAAGCCTAGCGAGGCCATCAGCGGGTTATTGCAAGCGGATAACATTCTGCGGAATGGCTCTCCAGAGGAAAAAGAGTATTACTTTGCTCAACTGCGTGAGCAATATGGTATGGGTGCAGCCAACCAATCTGTTGATGGTGTGCAACAAGCTCCACAGCATGATATAGTGTACGGACTGCGTAACGAGTTAAACTCAGTGCGCGGCGAGATGCAGCAATGGAAGCAAGAGAAGGAAGCTGAATCTAGCAAGATTATGAACGGCGAAATAGACTCATTCTCACAAAAGAAAGAGTATTTCGAAGAGCTTCGACCGGCAATGATCCAACTCCTACAAGGAGGTATGGCTAATACTCTGGACGAGGCGTATGACAAGGCATTGCGCCTAGACGCTGACTTATATGATAGACAAACACAGGCCCAACAGGCTAGTGTAAACGTCCAAAAGATAGGTATGGTAGACAAGGCAGCGAAAGCTGCTAGGGCGGCAGCGGTTAGCGTTAAAAGCTCCACACCCGGAGTAGCGACAACGACCAAAGCGCAAGATAGGCGCTCAATGTTAGTAGAGCAATTTGCTAACCTAGATGAGCGTTTTTGATAACCTAAACTGAGGAGTAAATTATGGCCTTCGCCAATAGCTCGGTTAGCGACATCATTGCGACCAACATCCAATCGCGTACTGGTGAACTAGCTGATAACGTTACAAACAACAACGCTTTACTGCGCCGCCTTAAAGACCGTGGCAATGTAAAAACCTTTTCTGGTGGGAATGTTATCCTTCAGGAAATCATGTATTCAGATTCGGGAACTAACAATACCAATAGCTATTCGGGCTATGAGGTATTGAATGTTTCGCAAAACAGCCCTATCAGTGCTGCTCAATTCTCAATCACCCAATACGCTGCTGCTGTTTCTATCAGCGGTCTTGAGATGATTCAGAACAGCGGTAAAGAAGCAATCATTGACCTGCTTGATGGTCGTATGAATGTTGCTGAAGCTCAGTTGGCTAACCGTATTGGTGGTGACATTTACCTAGACGGAACTGGCAACGCAGGTAAAAATCTGACCGGCCTTAATGTTGGGGTCACTCTGCATTAAAACGCAGATGTGAGAATTCTCTCTGATTGACTTGGAACTCCAGAAGTGGACAACAAGGGGCAAGCGAAAGCAGCCTGAACGACTAAGCGAGAGAACACCTGAAAAGGTGAAGCGATAGTCTGAACTTGGATATAACTTGAAGTAATTTAAGTCTGAGAGTGTGGCAGAAATGACCATGCCTAGTCCTAAAGACTAGTAACAAATTTGCGGAGCTGCTGTACCTGATGCACCAAGCACTGGAACATACGGTGGGATTAATCGTGCTACCTATAGCTTCTGGCGTTCAGTTAAGTACAGCGGAACTACCGATGGTGGATCGGCTACATCAGCATCCAACATTCAAGGTTACATGGACTCACTGGCTGTTCAGTTGATTCGGGGTACGGACAAGCCTGATCTGATCGTTGCTGATAATATCTTCTATCGTATGTACCTGCAATCGCTGCAAAGCATTCAGCGTATCAGCGATGGTGGAAGCAGCACTGCCGGAGCAGGTTTTGCCTCACTCAAGTATTACGGAGCTGGTATGGCATCTGATGTTGTTCTGGACGGTGGTATCGGTTCGGCAGCAACAGCAAGCCATATGTGGATGTTGAATACGAAATACATTATGTTCCGTCCTCATGTAAATCGTAACTTCGTACCAATTGGTGGCGAACGTCAAGCGGTTAATCAAGACGCAATCGTTAAATTAATTGGGTTTGCTGGTAACTTAACCTCAAGCGGCCCGCAATTCTGCGGCGTTCTGCTGGCTTAATAGGGGAGTATAAAAATGGCTAATTCAACTTTTGGCGTATTAGGATTTGTAACTCCTCAGTTCGCACAGCGCGATACCGCAGCAGTTATGGCTCTTGGAACACCCCAAATTGGCGATTTGAACGACACTTGGGTATATGTATTGGCAAGTGGAACAGTAGCTACTGGGACTTGCACCGTAGATTCAGCATTTACGGTGACGGACACAGCTGGTACTTACACTGCCGACACTGCCTTTGCATCAGGCGATTACGGTTGGGTTCGTAAAACGACTTCACCGTTGTAATCTAATTCTGGGGCGAGGTAACTCGCTCCAGTCTTTAAGGAGATAAATATGTCTATTCCATCACGAGTTTTAGGAGCAGGTAACAGTCCTATGTCCACACAAGCAATTAGTGGAACTGGCGCTGTTGGTTTGGTTGCTCTTGGAACAACGATTGCGGATGCACTATTACTATCTGCCGATTACAATACGCTTACAACCTCATCAGCATCTACTGGCGTTCGTCTCTTGCCGACTGAAGCTGGTGCAACAGTTGTAATTCGTAATGATAGCGGCGTGACGGTAGTTGTATATCCGTATTCAGTAGCGAGTACAATAAATGCAGGTGCAACAAGTCTTTCGCTGGCAACAGCTAAGACAGCAGTATTTTATGCAACATCGGCAACCACGTGGGTTTCGATAACCACAGCGTAAAAAACTAGGGAGGGAGACTTCCCTAGTCCTCAATGATAAGACCATTTCAAAAAGGACAATAAAATGGATAGCGATATTAATAATGCAGATAACGCTCTGCACGTTGAGTTTTACAAGAGTAAAGAAGAAGGCTACATGGATGTGCCATTCGTAAGAATACATATCCCGGGTGACAAGACTACAGTAATCGACCAGCCTGTACGGGAAGATCACAAAGAGCGTTTTGTCAGGCAATGGCTGTACTTTCAGATGAAGAATAATGAAGGTGCAGAGGTTTACGGAACAGCACTTACAAAGTGGAATGCTGAAGAACCTAAAGAGTTCGACAAGTTCCAGATGGAAGAGCTACAGATTCTAAAATACCAAACGGTTGAGCAGGTAGCAACATCAACGGATTCTCAGCTACAGCGCGTTGGTATGAGTGGGTTTGCATTAAGAGACAAGGCTAGGGCATATCTGGCGAGACAAAACCAGACTGCTGCTTCAACCGCCCTTGAGGATGCTCAGAAGGAACTAGAGATTCTCAAAGCGCAGGTAGCTCTTCTTAGCAAGCCTAAAATGGGAAGGCCAAAAAAAGAGGATTAAAGTATGTCATCCACGATGCTGCAACTGGTCACACAAGTAACAAACGAACTAGGTGTTAGTACCCCAACATCGGTTGCAGGCAATACAAATCAGGATGTAATCCAGATTCTCGCGCTTATGAATGCTTCGGGGTACGAGTTACTCCGTAAGCATGACTGGCGTAAACTGACAAAACAGCACCGCTTCTACACTCAATACTTAACCACCACTGGCACATGGGCCGATGGCGGGACTACGATTACAGATATACCATCAACCACTGGACTAGACAGCACCTACCAGCTAACTGGCGTAGGTATGGCAAACGACACCCAGATAGAGACAGTTGACTCAGGCACAGCAATAACTGCCACCCAACAATTCACAGACTCAGGAACAAACGCTACTGTTACCTTTATGAAGGTAAAGTACACGCTGCCGTCCGATTACGACGCTACAGTACCTAGAACTCATTGGGACCGTGATAAACATTGGGAGATGCTTGGCCCAATTGATGCTCAACAATGGGAATGGCTGTTGTCAGGCTACATCTCTACTGGCCCACGCATACGCTGGCGCCTGTTAGGTGCATACTTCCAGATATGGCCCGGCGTTTCAAACAATGAGTTCTTAGGCTATGAGTATAGAAGCAATGGATGGGCCGAAAGCTCACTAGGAGTGGCTAAGACGAGCTTTACTGTCGACTCTGATACCTGCATATACCCTGACCGTTTGATCGTTCTAATGACGAAACTGAAGTATTTTGAGGCTAAGGGCTTCGATACTACAGCTATGTATAGAAACTACCTGACAGAGCTTGAAGTGGTTATGGCTCAAGATCAGAGTTCAGCCAATCTATCGTTCGCTCCAAGACCGGGTACAGTCCTCATCGGCTATGACAACATACCCGATACTGGCTACGGAAATCCTAACTAATGTTCCCAGCACAGAGAACCGCTGCACAAGTAGCTTCTGTACCTGCTCCAGTAGGTGGCTGGAATGCTCGTGATTCTATTGCGAACATGGAACCGACCGATGCTGTAGAGTTAATTAACTTCTTTCCATCCTATTCAAACGTAGTTCTACGCGGCGGGTACTCTAACCACGCTACAGGAATAACTGGTCAGGTTGAGACTTTAATGAACTACTCAACTGGTACGGGTGAGGAGCTGTACGCAATTGCCGGAACACAGATATATGACGTTACTTCTGCTGGGCCAGTAGGCGCTGCTGTAAAGACGGGTCTGACAAACGCTAGATGGGAATTCATCAATGTAACTACTGGCGGCGGTAGCTATCTATACCTAGTCAATGGTGTAGACGCACCTTTGCTATACGATGGCACTACATGGGCCTCTATTACTGCTGTATCGCCTATCGCTATAACAGGCGTTACAAGTACAACACTAGATAATATTACTCTGTTCAAGAACAGGGTATGGTTTACGCAAAAGGAATCATTAAAGGCTTGGTACTTGCCTACTAATGCAGTCGGTGGTGCAGCTAATGTTCTTGATCTAAGTACCATTGCCAAGTTTGGCGGTCACATTACAGACGTAGCTACATGGACGATTGACGCTGGCTACGGGGTTGATGACAATCTAGTATTTATTACAAGCAATGGCGAGGTCATCGTGTACTCAGGCACAGACCCAGCAATCTCCGCTACTTGGGCATTGATCGGTGTATGGAAGCTAGGCGCTCCGATTGGTGATCGCTGCTTTATGAAGTACGGCGGTGACATTCTAATCATTACATACGATGGATTAATACCCCTCGCAGCCTCACTACAAAGCTCTAGGCTCGATCCTCGTGTGGCTTTGAGTAACAAGATACAGGGAGCAATTACAACGGCCTCTACGCTCTATGCAGACAACTTTGGCTGGCAGATACATTACTCAGCCAAGAATAACGCTGTATGGGTAAATGTACCTGTAGATGAGGGGAACAATCAAGAGCAGTATGTAATGAATACGATTACAAAGTCTTGGTGCAAGTTTCAAGGCTGGGAAGCCAACTGCTGGGAATCGTTCGGAGATAATCCCTACTTCGGTGGCAATGGCGTTGTCGGCAGGGCTTGGGACTCGACCTATGCAGACAACGGTACAGACATTAATACTAACGTGCTGCAAGCGTTTAACTACTTTGAGCAGCGTGGTGTAAAGAAATACTTTACTAGAGCTAGACCATCTATTTTTACAGACGGGCTACCTTCTGTCCTAGTCTCAATGAATATTGATTACGACGTATCTGACCCTACTTCTGCCTTGTCTTATTCTCCTAGCTCGTACGGGTTGTGGGACATAGGCACATGGGATGCGTCATCATGGGGGCAAGGACTGATGATTACTAATAACTTTCAAGGGATTACAGGGATAGGGTATTGCGGTGGTATACACCTTAAAAGCGCATCACAGACTCTACAACTTGAATGGGCGGCAACTGACGTAGTTTATCAAACTGGATGGGCTGGCATATAGTACAAGGCGATTCTGTTGGTGCATGGGTAGCGCAACAGACCACAGGATCGTACCATTATAATGCTACAGCTATAGGGCTAGAACGAGAAGGACAAGTAGTTGCAGGGGTGATCTACGAGAGCTTCATGGACACCACGATCACCTGCCATATAGCAATTGCTGGCAGAGTTAATAAGACGTTTCTACGGGCGATATTTGATTACCCGTTTAGAGTGTGTAATGTAGATAAGATAATAGCTCCAGTCATTGCAGATAATGATAAAAGCATTAATCTGGTAAAGAACATGGGGTTTACTGAAGAGGCTAGAATTACGAGAAGTAACGGTGATATGATATTTTTTACGCTGTTGAAAGATAAATGTAAATTTTTAGGAGGCAAGTATGACTAAGAAATCAACGCCACCACCAGTGCCAGACTATGCCGCTGCTGCTCAACAACAAGGCGCGGCTAATATAGAGGCAGCTAGGGCTACGGCAAAGTTAGGCAATCCTAACATCTACGGGCCTTTAGGTAGCCAGACTATTAGCTATGAGGGTGACATTCCTACTATTCGTCAGAGTCTTACTCCTGATGCTCAGGCTACCTTAAATGCTCAACAGGGCGTAGAGAGATCACTTGCAGAACTTGGTCAGCAAGGTGTTGGACAAGCTAAAACCATACTAGGTACTCCGTTTAATCCTAATCTGCCGGGCATTCAGACAAGTATTTCTGGCACTCCAGCTAATCAGACCGCATACACCGCTGGCACTGCTCAAGGTGCTGTTTCCGGCCCTACCTTTCAGCAAGGCATAGACACATCAGGAATAGCCAAAATGCCTGTAAACGCAGGTATGACGGCACAGCAAGCGATTATGTCTAGGTTACAACCTCAGTTAACGCAGAGCGAGGGAATGACCAGACAGAGACTTGCTAATCAAGGTCTAGTCGCTGGCGGCGAGGCTTACGAGAATGAAATGCGTACTATGGGCCAGAACAGAAATGACTTAGAGTTACAGGCTGCTGCACAAGGTATTAATCTTGATGCGTTGATGAATCAACAAGGATTTGAACAAGCTGCTGCTCAAGGTCAATTTGGTAACGAGGCGCAAACATCACAGTTTAACGCTGCATTGCAGAATGCTGGACTTACTAACTCTGCGCTACAACAGAACTACCAAAACCAGCTATCAGGACAGTCTGCACAAAACGCAGCTATAGCACAAAACTACAATCAGCAGCTAGGTCAGGCTCAGTTTGGCAATACGGCACAAGATCAGAGCCTTGCTCAACAGCTTGCAATACGCAATCAGCCATTAAACCAGATCACGGGCTTAATGAGTGGATCACAGATACAGATGCCACAGTTTCAAGGCTATCAAGGCGCTAATATTGCTGCTGCTCCAATCTATCAGGGCGTACAAGATACGTTTCAAGGTCAGATGGATCAGTACGGTATTAGACAAGCTGCTAAAAATGCTACAACTCAAGGCTTAATGAGTATGGGCGGTTCTCTTGGTAGTGCTGGAATGGGGATGATGTAATGCTAGGACTAGCTTTCTCAGGCGGTAAAGATTCTCTGGCTTGCTGGTATCTATACAAAGCTAAGAATCCTATCGTTTTCTTTGTTAACACCGGGAAGGCTTACCCTGAGACATTGGCTCTTGTAGAAGAGATTAGAGCAGAAGCAGTTGAGTTCATTGAGATTAATGTAGATCAACAAGCTCAGATTGACGCTAATGGCATACCTAGCGACATCGTGCCAATTGCTAATACTTTAGATGCAATTAGTGTATCTGGTAAGAAAGATGTTCTGATTCAGAGTTACTTAAACTGCTGCACTGAGAATATAGCATTCCCACTACTGAACGCAGTAAAAGAAAGAGGCATTACTCAGCTAATTAAAGGGCAGCGTAATGATGACTCGTTTAAGAGCGATTCTAGGAATGGCGTGATTGTTGACGGTATTGAGTACATACAGCCAGTTGAGAATTGGACTGGCAAACAAGTATTAGACTTTGTAGCAACGCAGCGCGGTCAACTGCCAGATCACTTCAAATTGAATCACACCAGTCTTGATTGTTATGACTGCACAGGCTTTATGAAGGACTCAGCAGATAGGATTGAGTGGACTAAAGTAAACCATCCAGAACTATATGATAAGTATGCGTTAAACATGAGCAAATTAAAGGGTACAATCATTCCAATCGTTGAACTAATGAGGTAGTTATGCCTAACAACAGAATAGTAAATTTCCAGATGCAGCAACCGGGCGATATGGCTAATCCACAAGTAGTTGGAGTTCAGCAGCAAAACCGTCTATCTTTGGCTGAGAGGCTTAGGAAGTATGGTCTTGATCAAGATCAGTCTGGCGCTCAGTCTTTTTCTGATTCATTTAATCAGCAAATGATGTATGGCAGACGGCCGCAAGATGAAGCCGCTCAGGCTACACCAGAATCAAATCAATCTATATTAGATAAATACTACAGCAGTCCTGATTCTAGTGCTGGCTACACTCCTGATGATGGAGCGCAGCAAAGACGTTCCATTATGAACAGAGCTGCAAAAAAACCTGCCGGAATGTTTGCTGGTGCTGGCGATGCTATTAGCAGGGGCGCAAGCGGTGCTGGCAGCGCCATTAGTAAAGGTTTTGGATCGGCTGCCGCTGGATTTGGTAGATTATTCGCATAAGGGAGATAGTCATGGCAGATAACCAATTCATTAACTTTAACTCTCAAGATGTTGCTGATATGTATCGGCGTAATCAGTACGCCAGAATGCTACAGGAACAGGCTGCTGCTCCAACTGAACCCTATAGCTATAAAGGTATACAAGCTCCTATACAACCTACACAAATTGCCGCAAAGATGGCTGCTGCTCTACTAGCTGGACATCAACAGAATCAGATGGATGAAAGATATGCTAATGAGAAGGCTGCTGCTGAACAGAAGATGGTGGATGAACGTGAACGTAGTAACCAAGCGTATACAGACTTCCAAGCTGGGATAGCTCCGAAACCGGGCTTTGGATCATCTGGCAGTGTTGGAGATTACGGTGGTCAGGAAATGCCATCACAGGCGCGGTCAGATGCGGAGCGTCTTGCACACTTAATGAGTTCTATGGGAAGTCCTGATGAGAGAATTCGTAGTTCTGCAAAAAATTACTTAGATTATGACGCTGCTCAAGCTCAAGAGAAAACAAGGTTAGAAGAGAGAGCGCAAACAAGAGAAGATATGCTCTCTGGTAGAGCGCAAGCACAGCAAAACTACGAAGGTACGCAAGCACAAGCTCAACGTATTGGAGACAGAGCATACGGACTTCAGCTAGAGAAGCTGAGACAAGGCAGGTTGCCAACAGCGGCAGCGCAAGAGAAAGCGACAGAGAAGCAGCAAGGAGCTACAAACGCGGCAACCACAATAAATCAATTGGCATCTGATTACGAATCTTTAAATAAGATAGGTGGACTTAGGAATTTAAATCAAGATGTAGTTGGTAGGTCTGCCGCTAGTCTTGGAAATGCTCTTCCTTACGCATTGCAAACTAAAGATGCTGCTATGCTGCGCGAAAGAATTGATGCAAATATTCAATCATTACTAGGCCCGTTAATGAAGGCTTCTGGTATGACTTCGCAGCAACTAAACTCAAACGCAGAAAGAGAGGCGTTTATGAAATCTCTTGGTGGGCCGGGGACATCATACGAAACAAATATGTCGATACTACAGAGAGTAAGTGACACACTGAATCCGGGTTCTAACAAGGAATCACAAAGAAATGCTGATATGGATAAGTACGCACCAAAGGGGAAATAATGGCAGACATAGAGAGAGCAAAAGCTGCTTTTCGTGCTGCACACGCAGCAGGGGATACTGATGCAGCGCAGAGATTAGCAGATTACATTCGTGCAGATGAAGCAATTTCTACCCCTACTCAAAAACCAACAGAATCTAGCTCTATGACACGCGGTAGAGGGGCTGGAGGCTTCACTGGTGGCGCTTTAAGCGCATTGCAAGGCCCAACACTAGGCTTCTTGGATGAGGCTGCTGGAGTGGGTTCTGGTGCGTTATCTGCTCTACAAGGAAAGGGATACACTCCTGGCTACGAGTCTGGTCGTGACTACATTCGTGGCGCTGTTAAGCAGCATGAAGAGGACTATCCTATTGGCTCACAAGTAGCTAGAGGCGTTTCATCGTTACCATTGGCTTTAATACCCGGTGGTCAGGCTCGTACAGCTACAACACTAGCTAAAGCTCTGCAAGCAGCAAAAGTAGGCGCTGGATATGGCGCTGCTCAAGGAGTCGGCGAGTCTACTGCTCAAGATGTAGAAGGCTTAGGTCGTGATGCTCTATCTGGTGGCGCTTTAAGTGCTGTAACTGGTGGAGCATTAAGCGGTGTAGGGTCAGGAATAGGCGGCATAGCAAGCAACGTAGCGCAAAGAATGTCGCAGGGTAGTGCAGGTCAGGTAGCTCGTGAGAAGCTGGCAGAGGCTCTTGGCAGAGATGCTAGAGGCACATTAGCGCAGACTCCGGGCGCTTTAACGAATGCTACAGACATGGCTGCTCGTAGAATGCAGAAACTAGGCCCAGAAGCTACGATAGCTGATGCTGGTGGTGCTAGTTCAAGACAATTACTCGATACGCTGGCTACATTGCCGGGTAGATCAAAACAGCTTGCAGAAGGGCTAATTAGAGAGCGTCAGTCTGGTCGTGCTGGTAGATTGACTGCTGCTGCTAACGAATCTCTAGGTACTAAGGGTGCTGGATACCAAGACACCATGCAGAGCTTGATTGATAGAAAGGTTACAGAAGCCGCGCCATTGTACAAACAGCTCGAAGGTATGAGCGTTCGTGTAGACCCAGAACTAAGCGGTTTACTGAAGGCTGCTGATAGCGCACATGGTGGAGCAGAGTTACTTTCTAAGCTCAGACAAGAAGTGCCAATTAACATATCTGCTCTAAAGGCTGGAGATGATATACCTTTTGCTGCACTAGATAAGATCAAACAAAGTCTGTATGACTTAGGCGAGACTTCTAAACGTGCTGGCAACAAGGAAGTAGGTGCTGCTTATAACAAACTAAGAATCTCTCTTACTAATAAGATGGATGACCTATCTCCACAAAACGAGGCTGGCTCTATTTACAAACAGGCTAGAAATGCTTTCTCAGGCCCAGCACAGCTACAGGATGCAGTAGAATCAGGGCGTGGTGCGATGAAAGCAGACGCTATCGGCGTATCTGATATGATGAAGGGAATGACTAAAGACCAAGTAGAAGCCTTCAAGGTCGGAGCATTGCAGTCTCTTAGAGACAAGGTAGGTACTGAGTCTGGTCAGACATCTCTCCTTAAAATGTGGAAAGAACCTGCTACTAGCGGAAAACTCAAAGAGATATTTGGCAACGACTACAAGAAATTTGCAGCAGATGTAGCTAGAGAGGCTAGGTTAAAAGAGCTAGAGTCTGTAGGCAGAGGTAGCCAGACAGCATCAAGACTATATGCCGCTGGTGACTTAGACGCGCAACCAATATCTAATGCTGCACAAGTAGCTACAAGTATAGGCTCAGGTCAGGCTCTACCTGCAATAGCTGGGAGCGCACGAGGAGTAGCTGGGATGTGGAACAAGGTACGCACTCCAGAAGCCACTAGAGATGAGATGGCTAGACTGCTTATGATGCGTGGTCAAGGCGGTCAGCAAGAGTTACAGAACCTAAAGCCTATGATGGATAGATTAGCGGCAGAGCGTTTGCGTAGAGCAAGCCTTACTGGTATTGGAGCTGGACAAATTCAAGGAGGTGAGTAATGTCTTACAACGGGAGTGGGGTATTCACAATAAATACGGCTGGACAACCAGTCATTACTGGTACAACCATCTCCAGTACAACATTTAACAGTCTTACGGCAGATCTAGCGACTGGTCTGACTACAGCACTGACTAGGGATGGTCAGTCTACTCCTACCGCTAATATCGGTATGGGCGCGTTTAAGATCACGAATCTTGGCGCTGGTACTGTTGCCTCTGATGCTGCTAGGCTCGATCAGGTACAGGGTGGTGCTGCTACATTCATCACAGTAACTGGGACTGACACTCTTACGGGTACAGTCTCCCCTGCGCTATCAGCTTATGCTACAGGCAATCAATTTAGCTTCTTAGTTGCTAATACAAATACTGGCTCTGTAACGCTCAATGTAGACGGTATTGGCGTTAAGTCGATTACGAGGACTGGTACTACTGCTCTAGTTGCTGGAGACATGGTTGCAGGTCAGGCAGTCGAGATTATCTATGACGGTACGCGCTTCCAATTGGTTAACGGCAACTCATTTACCAATCTTAAAGTCTCAGGAACTCTAGGTGTTACTGGTGTAGCTACTTTCACAGCACAGCCAATAGTATCGAGTCTGACTGCTTCACTACCTGTATTTACAGACGCTTCTAAGGGTCTAGTAAGCAACACAATGACGGGTACTGGTAACGTAGTTATGTCTACAAGCCCTACTCTGGTAACACCAGCACTAGGTACACCTGCAAGCGGAGTAGCCACTAACCTCACGGGGCTACCGTTAACCACTGGTGTAACTGGCACACTGCCAATAGCCAATGGTGGCACTAATGCGGTAACGGCTGCTGCTGCTAAGATCAGTTTAGAGGTAATTAGTGCTGCTACAGGCTCAGAGATTCTGCCTACTGGAACGACAGGACAGAGAGATGCAGTCCCATCAGCAGGGTTCTTACGGTTTAATACAACCAGCTCAGAGTTTGAAGGATATAATGGCGCAGCATGGTCAAGCGTTGGCGGTTCAGCAATAACGAACGATACGACCACAGCGACTAACCTATACCCAGCATTCTTAGGCGCTACAACTGGTACTGCTACAGCAATATACACAGGCAACGCTAACTACCTCTACAAACCTTCTACTGGTGAATTGAGTGTTAGAGCGCCAATAGCAAGCAATGGATTAGTGCTTAATTCGTCTACTGTATCGTCAAGCTATACGATAGCTACTGGATTCAATGCTACTAGCTGTGGGCCTATAACGGTATCTGGTGGCGTTGTGGTAACGATTAGCGCAGGTCAACGATGGTGCGTTCTCTAGGAGATATAAATGGCTTCAACTATTGCGGCAATAACAACTGGTACTGGCGGGGTAGTAACCACAGCAGACGCTTCAGGTAATCTCTCATTACTCTCAGGTGTAAATACAGTTGTCGCTGTGACCTCTGCGGGTGCTACTGTAACTGGTACTCTGGCGGCTACGGGTGCTGTGTCAGGAACTACAGGTACGTTTACTGGTGCAGTTACAACGCCATTAAGCTACGTTCGAGTAAACACTGCGAATGGCTACGGCTCAACTAACACTAAGATTA